GCACTCACGTGATGGTCAGGATTGCCCGCGAAGGTGTGATCCTTGTCGAAGAGCGCATGCCACCCGAAGAGTTCCTGAACCTGGCCCACGCCTTCGAGAACGTCGCTCGCGGCGTCCAGGCGCATCTGGATAAACCGGCACATGTTCCGGAACACGTTACGGTTCCGAAGCGCCGGCCCAACAAGCGGCTGTCAAACCCGATCTATGAACCGCGCACCTAGAGTCCTGGCGTTACTTGGCGACGAGACCGGCTGCTCGCTGTGGCGCGTTTGGCAACCGTTCGCTGAGCTAGAGAAGCGTGGCTTCGTAGCCGAGTGGGCACACAAAGACAAGGCTGACGTGGTACTGCCGCTAGTTGCAGCGGGTCGCTACGACGCGATCATCACGCCCAGGATCGTGTGGCCGCACAAGGATATCGGTGAACGCTGGATCAACATTATCCACAAGGCCGGGCTGGCCTGGTTGTACGAGGTGGATGACGACGTGTTCTCGCCCATGATCATCCCGCGCCAGTCGCGGCTGTTCGAGACAGAAGCAGCCAAGGGCTACGCACAGCTTGATTGGGAGAGGCAGGAGCGGATCCGGCTGCTGAGTGTGTGCGATGGTGTCACCGTCACAACTCAACGGCTGGCAACCGTGGTCAAGGCGCATGCTGGCGACAATCCGCCACCCGTCTACGTGATCCCCAACAGTATTGACGCCCGCTGGTTCAAGGAGACGTTGCGCGGCTGCGACCGCATACCTGAGCTAAAGGGCAAGCTGACGGTCGGCTGGGCCGGTGGTGCTCGTGAGCAGATCGACGTGGCAGCACTGTCCGAAGCCTGGTCGATCATCGCTGAGCGTTACCCCGAAGTGCAGTTCGTGATTCAGGGCTTCATCCCAGGCAAGCTGTACGATTCGATTTCCGCAGAGCGCAGGCACTCGCTGCCGTGGCTTCAGCTACCCGAGTACCCACGAGCATGGCTCAACATAGACATAGCCTGCTGCGTCGTAGCGCCAATGGGCTTCAATCACAGCAAGTCCTGCATCAAGTGGTACGAAGCCACGCTAGGCGGCGCTGTGAGCGTTGTCAGCCCTACTGTGTACGGTCGTGAGGCTACAGACGGTCACGACGCTCTGATAGCCGAGACAACCGAAGAACTCGTGGTTGCGATCTCACGGCTGATCGAATCGGAAGAGCTACGGAAGACCTTGCAGCGGAACGCCCGTAAGACGGTTATGACCGAGCACAGCCTTGAGAACAACTGGTGGAGATGGCCGGATGCTTGGGAAGATGCCATCGAAAGATTCCGGAACAAGCCCCAGCTAATCCTCTCGAAAACAGCCTGATTTCGTTCTCAAAGTCCATTCCGTAATACCGGAACACCCTAAGTAAGTAACTACGTTACGGTTACTCTTACTCTTGGACATACCGGAACATACCGGAACACGTTACGGTTTGCTCATCCTGCACTTGCCACAGGTAGCCATCGTGCCAACCTTGTTGCCGCAGTAGTGGGCACAGACCTGACGACCGCACACGCGGCACGTCCAGCCCTTGGTGCCCTTGCAGTTGTGACAGAACTTGCTGTTCATGCCGCTTCACCTTGGAAGCGGCGCACCACAGCGTCAATGTGAGACGCCAAGAGCATGAACTTTCGTTTGCTCTCGATGTCACCGGGTGTTTCCAGAAAGGCGTATTCGGCTCGATTGGCTGTGACCTTGAGTTCTTCTAGTAGCTGTTCCATCGTCTGAACCTCCTGGGAAGCCATTAGAAGGCTCCCCGCATATCGTCACGAACCATCTCGTCAAAAGCTTCCGGGTCCGACTCGGAATAACCGAGAGCTTCTGGACCCTCCCAATCGTCTAGATCGTCGGGTTCTTCGAGATCCATCGGGCTAGCTACGTAAAGCGCACCCTCATCACGATCTTGAAGCCAATCAATAACGTTACGGGCCTGATCTTCCGTAAGACCAGTTGCGTAAGGGCGAGAATCGAATCGACCTACGAAGGTCACTTCCCAAGCTGCGTTTGCCATATGCGTAACTTACACCTTCCTCATTGATCTGTCAACACTTTTTCAAGACCAATTCTAAAACCGCCGGCGCACCACGTTCCCCGGCCCATCCTGCGCTCACGAAGGGAGCCGGCCTACTGTGCTCTACAAGTCCATTCCGCTAACGCTGGTTGACGTGAAAGACGGCTCCGACGCCATGACTTTCACCGCCTACGCATCGACTTTTGGTAACGAAGACCACGGCGGCGACATCATCGAGAAGGGTGCCTTCAAGGGCACGCTGACCAACACCAACCGCGACCGACCGCTGCTCTGGCAGCACGACCCGCGTTCGCCCATCGGCATCGAGAAGTCGATCAAGGAAGACGGCAAGGGCTTACTCGGAACCTGGGAGATCATCGACACCCAGCAGGGCCTGGACGCCTACAAGCTTCTCAAGCGTGGCGCGATTCGCTCTATGAGTATCGGCTACATCCCCAAGACCTGGGAGTGGGCCAACGAAGGCGACACGCGGCTGCTCAAAGAGATTGACTTGCTGGAAAACAGCGTAGTCAGCATCCCCATGAACGACCAGGCGCGAGTGCAATCCGTCAAGTCTGAGACAGACCTTGAAGGTGTGATTCGCACTTACGAGAAGCTTATGCGCGAGATGAAGAGCGTTGATACGCTTGACTACTCGCGGCTGAGTTTGGCCGACCTGACCAAAACACTGACTGATACCGTGGCTGCGTTCCGTGAGCGCTGCCGCGATCTACTCGCCAAGCTACAGGCAGGTGACTTTGACCTGACCGATAGCAAGCGGACAGACCTTGAAGCGCTCTTGGAGACGTTCTCTGAGATGGACGCCGTGCGTTCCGATGCTGAAGCGGTCCTGGCCCACAAGCAAAGCGAGCCGGAACTACCGCCCAGCACTGACGTGCCAGCCGACGAAAAAGCTGACATGTCTTTGGCGTTCGAGCTTCGCCGGCGCAGGCTGCGCCAGCGTGGCATTGAGGTTTAGCTCCACCATGGCTATGACCGTTCAAGAGGCTACTGCCGAGATCAAGACTCGCATGCAGGAAGCCGATCTGATCGAAAAGAGATACGACGACCCCGAGAAGATGCCGCAGGAAGAGCGCGAGCACGTCAAGCAGATCTTCCAAGAGGTTGACGACCTTGAAGCACGGCTCGTCACCCTGGAAGACGCTGAGGTGCGGCGCAAGCGCATCCTGCAATCGCTGGATCGGCACAGCAAGCCGCAGAACCGACCATCGGCGGCTGGTGACAACACCACTCCCGAAGGCCGGCGCTTTTCGCCGGGCCAGCAATTCCTGGGCAGCGTGGACTACCGCGAAGCCAAGATGTCGGGTCTGTTCAACAGCAACCTGACCCGCGTCAACCTTGATGTGACGATGGCCGAAGGCACCAGCATGCTGGACTGGGCCAACCAGAAGACCCTGTTGCGCGGTGGTTCGTCCACTTCGGGTCAGGCGTTCGTCTTGGAAGACCACCAGCCGGGCTTCTTGGATATCCTCCAGAACCCGCTCAACGTGCTGGATCTGATCCCGCGCAGCCCGACCGACTCAGACACCATTGAGTACGTGCGTGAATCCACGTTCACCAACTCTGCTGCGTTCGTCGCTGAGGCTACGGCCTTTGACGCGACTGCTCTCGGTGGTAGCGGTGTCAAGCCTGAGTCTGCGCTCGCATACAGCACGCAGACCGCAACCGTCAGGACCATGGCTCACTGGATCCCGGTCGAATCTGGCCGCGCAGCGTAGTAATACGCTGTAGTTACCGCGTGAATTGCTGGAAGCCGTACAGGTAATCAGCAGCCAAGCCGATCAGGAATGGTCGGAAGGTTCAGAGACTAGGGCATGGAGTCCAGACCGGACGGTAAAGCCCCACGAGTGCGCGGCACCCTACCAGGGTGAAGATATAGTCCCACACTCCTTGGAAACGAGGAGAAGTCAGGATAAAGAGCCTGACGCTAAGAGATGCACCAACCGCATGTTGTCTGACGCCCCGGCCATCCGCTCGATCATCGACCAGCGCTTGCTGTTCGGTCTTCAGCAGAAGCTTCAGAGCCAGATCGTCAGCGGTGACGGCACAGGTGAGAACCTGACTGGCATTTTGAACCTGGCCGGCATCGGCGTTGTGGGCAAGGGCACTGACGCTGGCGTTGACGCGCTGTACAAGGGCCGCACTTACGTGGCATGGACCGGCTTGGGCCGACCTACCGCGTTCGTGCTCAACCCGACCGACTGGCAGAACATCCGACTCAGCCGTGAGTCGGCGGCTACTGCTACCCCCGGTACCTACCTGTTCGGCCCGCCAAGCCTGGGCGGCGCAGATACCCTGTGGGGCCTGCCGGTCGTGCTGGATCCGAACATCCCAGCGGGCACCGGCCTGATCGGTGACTTCAACCAGGGCGTCACCCTCTACGACCGCGAGCAGGGTGCGGTTCGCGTTGGCACCGTCAACGACCAGTTCATCCGCAACATGCAGACCATTCTGGCTGAGTTGCGCGTGGCCTTCGTCGGCTGGCGACCAACGGTCTTCTGTAAGGTCACCGGGCTGTAAGCCTCTCGTGATCGCCCGGCGCGTGGTGCTTTTACGGCACGAAGCACGCGCCGGGCTGAGCGGCGACACGGTAGTCTCCCTCCCCCTGGCTACCGTGTTCGCCTGCCCGGCATATCCACTGCATTACAATTGGTCAGGAGGTACACATGGCTGAAGACAAGCAGATGTATCCAGTGAACCTGTACGACCCAAACGGCGGCTTCGTTGGCACCGTTGAGCACGAGCACGACGTGAACGCCGACCGCGACCGGCCACTGACCGCTGGCGGCAAGACCTACGTCTACCAGGCGCGATCTGACCGCTGGGTTCAGGTTGGCGAGCCGCACGAGATCAAGGGCAAGCCCAAGGCAGACCAGCCGTCTCAGAACGAGCCGATCCAGATGGGTCAGCCGCTTGGCGAAGATCCGGTAGTCGAAGAGCGCAGGACTCCAACAGCCAAGCCCTGACTACCTTTTCTTTCATCGTCGCAACGCATAGGGAAGATCGTCCACTAGCGCGTTGCCTGGCTAGCATCAAGCCCCAACTCGGTTCAGGTGATGAGGTTATCGTCGTAGGAGATACGCACGACGGCCAGTTGCCCGGTGTAGAAGCACTGACGACCGGGTTGGGGCTTCGCTATCTAAGCCTGGACGCAGGGCACCATTGCTTCGGGCATTGCCAGCACAACTACGCGATCACCCAGGCCAAGGGTGACTACATCCACTTGAACGACGACGACGACATCTGGACGCCCGATGCGGTTTCCTTGATGCGCCGTGGAGCGCAGACCTGGCCGGGTAAGGTGCTGCTGTTCCGGTTTCAGTCGTACTACGGCAGACAGATCTTTTGGAGTCAAGCGGGGAGGCTTGAACGTGACACCATCGGCGGGCATTGCGTTGTGACACCCAACGTGCCTGGCAAGATCGGCAAGTTCACCGACGCCTACAATGGGGATTTTGACTACATCGAAGGCACGGTAAACGGCTTCGGCAACGACCCGATCTGGATCAACGCCATCGTAGCTATCGCTCGCCCATGACAGCGTTGATTGACGTACTCGTGCCACCGCTGCCGTTGGTTGGGCGACATGCGCTGATAACGGGCGGCGGGCACGGCATCGGCAGAGCGATCTCGCTAGAGCTAGCACGCCAAGGCGCGGCTGTGACCATCGGATACAACACTCGTGGCGACCAGGCAGAGATGACCATGCGCGAAGTACGTGCCTACGGTGGTGACGCCGAGATCCTCAAGGTGGCGCTGGTCAACGAGTACCCGATCCTGACCGAACTCGACTGCGATATTCTGGTCAACAACGCCGGTGTGACCGCTGGTAGGTCCGTTGGTAAGACCACGTTATCTGATTGGCGTAACGTTGTTGACGTAAACCTAACCGGAACATTCCGGATTACACAGATCGCCTTACCGGCCATGATTGCTCGCGGCTGGGGCAGGATCGTCAACATCGTGAGCGTTGTTGGGCTGGATG